GCAGGCAGTCGGCTGGCGCTCAATACGGTTCTCGCCGCTGCCGGTAAGAACCGCTCGATAACGAAAATTACAAAAAGACGCGACAATTCAGGGCCGCGTGGGTGTCGATCACTATTCGTCGAATGATCTGATGGCGGAGAAGAAGACCGCCATGCCTTGTAAAGTATTGAAAATACACACGCTTTGACCTTGCTAATTGCCGTATTTGCCGTATTTTCGTTACCAAAGTTATGGCAACGGGAAACGATATGGCGCGCAATAAGCTTTCCGAGACACGGATTCGCACCCTGAAGGTCGGCATTCATAGCGACGGCGACGGCCTGTTTCTCCGCATCCGCAAGGGCGGCTCGGCGCAATGGTTTTTCATCTACAAGCGCGATGGCAAGCGCACAGAGCTCGGACTAGGCGGATACGGGCAGGGGACGGCGCCGGTTAGCCTTGCCCTCGCCAGGGAGAAGGCGCAGGCGATACGGGAGCGGCTCGCGCGGGGGGACGACTTGTCTAGCCGCAAGACCTTTGCCGACGTGATGGAAGACGTGATTACCGTGAAGGAGTCGTCTTTCCGCAATGAGAAGCACAAAGCGCAATGGAGAATGACCCTCGACGTGTACGCCGCTCCGCTGCACAAAAAGCCGATCGCGTACATTACGCGCGATGATGTTGTCGAGACGCTCAAGCCCATCTGGACGAAAATTCCGGAGACCGCTGACCGCACTCGCATGCGAATCGCTGCCGTGCTCGACCATGCCAAGGCTCGCGGCCTCTTTACCGGCGACAACCCTGCCGATTGGCGCGGCGGCTTGAAAGAGCTACTGCCGGCCCGTCAGAAGCTAACGAGAGGCCATCATGCTGCGCTAAGCTATCAAGAGATACCCGCCACGATGAAAGCATTGCGCGAATCGTCCGCAGTGTCGGCGCGTGCCGTGGAGTTCTCTTGCCTATGTGCTTCCCGATCCGGCGAGGTGCGCGGTGCGGTCTGGTCTGAGTTCGATCTCGACGGTGCGCTTTGGGTCATACCGCCACAGAGAATGAAGGCGGGCCGCGAGCATCGCGTGCCATTGTCTGACCGTGCCGTTGAAATCGTCAAGGCGCGGAAGCAGATTGCGACGGGCGATATCGTGTTCGAGGGCGGCAACGAGGGCCGACCGATTAGCGACACAGCCATGACGAAGAGCCTGCGAGCCGCCTCCTCTGATAAAGGCATTACCTTGCACGGCTTGCGCTCTAGCTTCCGCGACTGGTGTGGCGACCATACAGAACACCCGCGCGAAGTCGCTGAGGCAGCGTTGGCGCACGTCCTGACCGACAAGACCGAGGCGGCTTATCGGAGATCCGACGCGCTGGAAAAGCGCCGTAAGCTGATGGCTGACTGGGGCAAATACTGCGAAAGCGCGAAATAAGCGCACTTTCTCCATTGGCGGCATTGACAAAATTGTAAAAACCATTTAGGTTGCGTCACTCATTTTTGGACGCACCTCTCCGGCAATGAGTATGGCATATTTTTTACAAACCTGTCAATCCACTAAGGAGAAAAAATTTGGACCACGCAAACGACAACAAGCCGCGCCTCATGACCCCGAAAGAGGCAGCAGCGGCGACCACGTTTTCACGCACGATGCTGGCCATCATGGCCAAAGATAAGAAGTTTCCGAGCCCCGTACCGCTCGGAGAGAAGCGAATCGCCTTCGTCCGCGCCGAAGTTGAGGCTTGGATTGATTCCCGGATTGCCGCACGCGCGGCATAACCCCCGAAAGGACATCTATGGAAATATTGAACCTACGGCCGCCATTACGGCCGCAGGATGAGGCCAATTTTGACCTGCAAATCGGCCCGCACCTGCGAATCTACAACCTCGCCCTTCGGCAGCTACACAACGGATATCATCGCATCCTCGCCCCCAATGCGGCGGGCAAGCATTCCGCCTCCTTCCACCCGGAATTGAATAGCAAAATCGTCGCCGCCGTAATGGCGAAGCTTGGAGGCCAGAGAGCCGATGACATCAGTAGCGCAACTTGAGACCAACATGGAAGAACTGCTGGCGGCATTTGGCTCGCGGGAAACGCCGGCCGCGGATAGCCGGGAATCCTTGATATTCGGAATTTACGACAGGCTCATCGATCAGGGAAATTGCGTCAGCAATGTCGTCCTTGTTCCAGCCGACGAGAGCGGCGAGCCGGACTATGACCGAGCCGGACCTGCGAACGTCGAGTCCCTCCCCGCCGACGAGTGGCCGCAGGACGAGAGTGCCGCCAAGCGCGCCGCGGTTATCGTCGACCACCTTGCCGGCTGCCACGAGGATTCTTCCTTTCTCGTCATCATCAAGGAAGACGGCGAGCCCGCTATCCTCCACATCCACGGCCCTGATGCAGATCGCGACATCGCCCACGCCATTATTGCGCGCGACATCGGCGCTGCACCTGTAGTTCGGCGACCTTCGAAACTTGCTGAGAGCCTGGCCAAGCTTACGGAAGAACTGTTCTCGCCGAAGTCGGCGCCAGTCGCAGCCAACGACAACAAGCCACAGATCGACAAGCGGCTGATCGCTTTTGGCGACGCGTACGGAGGCCAAATTACCGGCAACACGTTGTTTAGCGCCACAGTTGATGGCGCACGCGGCCAGATAGCCTTCTCGGCTGACGGCAACGCTTGGTTCCATACAGCCAAGGGGTCTCGCCGGCTCGGCCTTCCTGAGAAGCCGAAGGATCGATTCACAGTCGACTGGTTCGGCGACCTCGACGAAGACATGCCTAAAGAGACGATCGTTAAAGGCGTGTTCGGCGTGAACGAATTCACCATGCTGTCGGGCAAGCCAGGCTCCGGCAAATCCGTCATCACCACCGACCTTGCGTGCCATGTCGCTGCCGGCATGGAGTGGCACGGCAGGAGGGTGAAACAGGGCCTTGTCGTCTATGTAGCCGCCGAGCGTCGCGACCTAACAAAGCGTCGCATGATGGCTTTCCGCAAGCATCATGGCGTCGGCACGATCCCGCTAGCCGTTGTGGGCGGACGTATGGACCTGACTAGCACCGTGGCCGATGCAGAAGCCCTCGCCGCGTCCATCCGCCAGTTGGAGGAGGATTGCGGGCATAAGTGCGTTTGGATCGTCATCGACACCCTTACGCGCGTCTTCGGTCCTGGCGACCAGAATGCCAGTAAGGACATGAGCAGGTTCGTCCTGTCTTGCGATGCGCTCCGCGAGGCTGTGCCTGGTTCCCACGTCACCGTTATCCACCATACCGGATGGAATGGCGACCGTGGCAAGGGCGCAATCGACCTCGATGGCGCGGTTGATGCGTCCTTCCTCGTAAAGAAGGAAGGGCGCGGATACCTTCTCGAGTGCGACGGCACGAACGATGGCGAGGAGGGTGCGATAACCCGTTTCACCATGGAAGGCGTGCAGGTCGGCGTTGATGAAGACGGTGAGCCGACGATCGCGCCTGTTGTGGTGCCTGGCGCAATAGAAAAACCTGCCGAACGGCTGCTCAACGGACCGGCGCGCAAGGCACTCGATGCACTCATTGAGCTATCCGGAGACGGCGAGCCAGTACCTATGGCGCTTTGGCGCGCCAAGTGCAGGGAGTTGTTCGACGACGGCAAGAGCACGCAAGACGCTCTCAATAAGAAGTTCGATCGCGCCAAGGAAGCGCTGGTAAAGGACGGAAAGGTCGAGCTCGTGGATGGCGGATTTTTGCCAATCTAAACCATGGACGGAAATCAATTCGTCCATGGACGTCCATGTCGTCCATCTATCAACCACGACACCTTCTCGCATGGATGGACATGGACACACACCTATAGGTGTGTCCATCCGTCCATGCAGAGAGTCCATAAAAAAGAGAATCTGACCAATGACCAACTGGTATCACAACTCGGCGGCGTGGAAGCATCTGCGCCGCGCCAAGCTGTCGGTCCAGCCATTGTGCGAGGTCTGCATCAGGCGGGAAGTGGTGGAGCCGGCCAAGGTCGTGGACCATATCATTCCGATCTCGGCAGGCGGGCCAAAGCTCCCGCCTCTCGATGGCCTGATGTCAATGTGCCAGGCTTGCCACAACCAGAAGACCGGCGCGGAACGCAGCGGCAAGGCCAGCAAGCACAAAGGGTGCGACATCAATGGCGATCCGCTCTTCGACGACGGCTGGGCCTTCGCAGGACCAGCGATCGAGGCCGACCGACCGGCGCGGGAGACGCGCAAAGACTTAGTTTCATGCGACTCATTCGCAACTAGCGAAAAGGAGGGCGACCTATGGGTTTAAGAGGCCCCGGCGCAAAGCCCAAATCTGCCAAGGTCGCTGCCAACGACAACCTGCGCGAAGAGCTTCCATGGGAGGCTGAGGGGCTGACACGGATAGAGCGCGTGGTCGCGTTCTGCGAGGACATGCCAGTCACCCAGGGCAAGCTTGCCGGGACAAAGCTGAAGCTGCGCGAATGGCAAATCGAGGAGTTCCTCGAGCCCGTTTACGCAGAAGATGACGACGGCAAGCGGCAGGTTCGTACTGCCGTGTTCTCGATGGGCAGGAAGAACGGAAAGACCGGCATTTCGGCGGCGTTGGCGCTTTGCCACCTCGTGGGACCGGAGGCAGAAGAGCGCGGCGAAATCTATTTTTGCGCAATGGACAAAGCGCAGGCAGCGAAGGCATGGGCGGAATGCAAGGCCATGTTGGAAGCCCATCCGGAGCTTTCGCAGCGCGTCAACATCATACGGTTCTCGAAAGAGATTGAAGTTCTCGACGGCGCCGGCAAAGGGTCCGTGCTCAAAGCCCTGTCGGCCGACGCGGATTCCAAGCTTGGCTTATCGCCTTCTTTCGTTCTCTGCGACGAGATCGGGTACTGGCCGAAGCGCGATCTGTTCGACGCGATGGACTCCGCCCTCGGCGCGCGTGACGAGCCGCTAATCGTGGCTATCAGCACGCAAGCCAAGGACGACACGCATTTCTTCTCGGAAATGATTGACTACGGCTTGAAGATCAAGGCCGGCGAGATCGAGGACGAATCTTTCCACCTCGCGATGTTTGCGGCCAGCATGACGGACGATCCCTGGGATCCGGCAACGTGGGCAAAGGCAAATCCTGCCCTCGGCGACTTCCTGTCTCTTGAGCAGGTTGAGCGCATGGCCATGCAGGCGCAGCGCATCCCGTCGAAGGAAGCGGATTTCCGCAACAAGGTGCTGAACCAGCGGATTGACGGCACCGTGCGATTTATCGCGGCAAGGGAGTGGAACGACTGCAACCTTGGCCCGATCGATGACAAGGAACTGGAAGGGCGCGAATGTTTCGGGGCTTTGGACTTGAGCGCGGCACGCGATCTTACAGCGTTTGTGCTTGTGTTCCCGGAATCGGATGGCCGCTACACGGTGTTGCCGCGGTTCTTCCTGCCTGAGTTCGATATCGACGGCAAGAGCGATACCGATCGCGTGCCGTATAACATTTGGGCACGGCAAGCCGACGCTCGCCTTACTCTGCTCCCCGGCAAGGTCATCGATCCCGCCCTCGTGGCCGAGCACATTGCCGACGAGGCAGGGCGCTTCGACATCAAGGCAATCGCTTACGATAGGTGGCGGATTGAAGACCTGAAACGCGAGCTCGAAAAGCTATCCGTCGAGTTGCCACTCGTGCCGTTCGGCCAAGGCTACCGCGACATGTCGCCAGCCGTTGACGTTCTGGAGGTGAGTGTGGCGCAACAGAAGCTAAACCATGCTGGAAATCAGTTGATGCGCATGTGCGCAGCAAACGCGGTTGTGACGGTCGACCCTGCCGGCGCGCGCAAACTTGACAAGTCCAAGGCGGCTGGGCGCATTGATGGACTTGTTGGACTCGCCATGGCGCTAAAAACTGCGCAGGGCCACGAGGAAGAGGGACTGCCGGCTTGTTTGTTGGCAGCATAACAAGGGAGACGAGGATGAAAGAATACAAGCTATGGAACGACGGCAGTGTTTTGCACGTGAACCTCGACGAAGAACCGCGGATAGGTGATGTGATCAGCATTAGCGGCAAGGAATATACCGTGATCGGTCGCAGATTCGTGGGTGGCGTTCTTCACTGGTCTGTCACCACCGAGCCAAAATCCTTTTGGGATGATCCGAGCAATCGGCTGGCCTGATCTGTTGCGCAATAGCAACACCCTGCCGCTACTTGCTGGCGGCGGGGCAACTATTTTCGGCGAATAGTGCCATAAAATGCAGGTTCGTTCCCCTTATAGGTAGAGGGGTGGCACTTTCCGCGGTTCTCGTGGGGTATATGTGTAGAGGACATGACTTTCCGCAATCTCGGAGAGAGAACGGTAGGGAATTGGCGTTTCCCATGGTGTGTATCTGTGAAGGCGTCCCTTTCCGCGATCTCGGCGGGTATAAAGGCAGAGAGTGTACACTCAAACGCCGCGCCAAGCGGTAGGTATGAGGGAAACCTGACTTTCTGCAATCTCGTAGAGAGTATTGGTGAAGGACACGGAGAGTGTTGATTAAGCGAAGGAAATTGGCCTGACCGTCGCTAATGCGCATTCAAGTCACTAATGGTTGAGAGCACTGCGCAGCCATGCGCACTCAAGTCCCTGACGGGTGAGGCCGTACTCGAACCGCGTTTTTGGGCACAGTATTACAGGAAGCATACCTCGATCGGCCCGAAGTTTGTAATAAGGGGGAGTACCGTCTCCCATGCGCACTCAAGTTCCCAAGGGGTGAGCGTACAGTCAAACCGCCTCAGAATGACTAGGGGCAGGAACGCATGCGCTGATTAGCGCGCGGATGACTAGAAGTAGATAGACAATTTCAGTTTCAGGCGGCGACTCCTTACGGGGCCTGGCCAGTCCTAAAGCGTTAACTGCCGCCGCCATTCCGTCAGGGACATGAAAGCGGTTAGCGCACGGCAAGTCGTGGGAGTTGTGACCCCGCGCAAATTGCAATGGATCTGCCGATCCCTTGCCGCCCTTTGGTGGGCATAGCGGGAGGCGGGCTTCGGCTCGCTTCCCCTTTTTTACCCAACGCAAAATCTAACAACTGACGAAAGGAACCGGCCATGGCCGACCCCTGGCGCGAGCGCGCCTATTCCGTCGGCGAGGCCGCAACCCTTGCCGGCATACGACGCAGCGCCCTCGATATGTGGTGCATCCGGCAGCCTGCCGAACTGTTCTCCGAAAAGCGCGGACATAGGCGCTGGTTCTCGCCGCGTGACATCGCCGTGCTGCGGCTGGCCCATGAGCTTGAGCGCGGCGGTATGCCTTTGCTCGGCGCGGTCGGCGCGGCCTTCGAAGTCATGCAGGAACCCCCTGCGGCCGACGCCATCTTCGTTATCCCGACCGGCAAGATAACGGCACGCTCGGCCAGGTTCATTTCCGATCGTGACGTGCCGCGGCTTCAAGTCGACAAGTCACAGATTCTAATTCCCATCGGCCAAATGGTCGCCGGGATAAACGCGGCCTGCGCAGAGCTTCGCAAGCGCGCCGCATAAGCAAGCGGGACCTAGGCCCGCATCATCGCGGCTACGGCCGCACATCGGGCGCCTGAGGGCGCCTTTTCCATATGGAGAAACACACTTGAACATTGCACACCTTCAGGAAACCCGCGCCGCCAAGATCGCTGAGCTGCGCAAGGTTACCGACAACCCGGAACGTTTCGACGCTCTGGAAGCTGAAGTCCGCGCGCTCGACAAGCAGATCAAACAGGCTGCGACCCTCGCCGAGTTTGAGCGCCAGGCCGAAGCAAAGCCGGATGCGCGGCTCGAAAACGAGATCCGCGATTATTCCGTCGCAAAGGCTATCCGCGAGTCCGTCGCTGGCAACCTGACTGGCCGTGAAGCTGAAGTCTCGGCGGAGCTCGGTAAGGGCCGCGAAGTCCGCGGCGTTATGGTTCCGACTTCGGCTATCTTCGGCGAGCAGCGCGCGATGCTGACCTCCGGCTCGGCTGGCAATACCGTCGCAACCGCGATGGGTGGTCTGATCGATCGCCTGCGGCCCGTCCTTGCCGTGCAGGGAATGGGCGCGACTATCATCAGTGGCCTGACCGGCAATCTCGACCTGCCGCGCCTGACGGCTGGCCCGACTGCCTACTGGGTGGCCGAGGACGGCGCGCCGACTGCTTCGGATTCGACCTTCGACAAGGTTTCGCTGGCGCCGAAAACCGTTGCCGGCGAAATGTACCTTTCCCGCCGCCTGACGCTGCAGAATGGCGTTGCGCTGGAAAACGTACTCCGCAATGACCTTGCGTTCATTCTCGCTCAGGCGCTCGACAAGGCCGCTATTCAGGGCGGCGGCACGAATGAGCCGGATGGCATTCTTTCTGTCATCACCGAGAACGCGACGGCAGCAACGGCGCTTTCCGACATTGCCGCCGACCTGATCGCAGCGCTGGAAATCGACGACGTCACCGGCACGACCGGCTTCCTTACGAACGCTGCCCTCATGGCTACGGTTCGCAAGGTCAAGGACACAACGGGCCGCGTCATTCCGGCATCGGAAATCTTCCACGGCGAGCGCGTCGTTTCCTCGAACAACGTTCCGGTTGTCGCGGCTGAAAACCCGCTGATCTTCGGCGCCTGGTCGAATCTGGTCCTCGGAATGTGGTCCGGCGTGGACATCCTCGCCAACCCGTACAGCGACGCCAGCAAGGGCGGCCTGCGCCTGCACGCCTTCCTTGATGCAGATATCGCGATCCGCCATATCGAGGCGTTCGCTTACAAGAACGTTGCCTAATGGAGGCCGTTAGTCTCGCGGAAGCGAAGGCGCATTTGCGCATCGGATTCACGTCCGATGACGGCTATGTGACTTCGCTTTTGGAGGCGGCCGAAGGGTATGTGTCGGAGATCGGGGTGGCGCTTGCCGCCCCGGTTCCCGCGCCCGTTAAGCACGCAATCCTCTTGCTCGTGAGCCATTGGTATTCCACGCGCGAGGCCGCCGCGACCGAACCGCCCAAGGCCATTGCCTTTGGCGTTGACGCGCTCCTGCAGCCATTCAGGGAACAGAGCCTATGATTGAAAAACGTATCGCGACTGAGGTTCGCGCCGAAGGCCGAAAGCTGACCGGTTACGCGGCGACGTTCGGCACAGAAACTCGGATCCTCGACTTTCACGAGACGATCGCTCCCGGCGCCTTCGCGGCCAGTCTGCGCAGTCAGCCCGACATTCTGGCGTTGGTCGATCATGATTCCGGCAAAGTGCTGGCAAGGACGAAAAGCGGAAGCTTGCGGCTTTCCGAAGACGCCCACGGCCTGCGCTTCGAACTGGACGTTCCGCCGACCACCCTCGGGAACGATATCCTCGCCATGGCGGCCCGTTCCGACCTTGGAGGCATGTCGTTTGGCTTCACCGTCCCTGAAGGCGGCGACGAGTGGCGTGGCGACAAGCGGACGCTGCGGCAGGTCGTGCTGTACGAAATTTCTGTGGTTCAGTCGTTCCCTGCCTATTCGGGGACCAGCGTGCAGGCACGAGCTCGCCAGCAGCGCACCGACGCTGACCGTCGGCTAGCAATCCTCGAACTGGAGGCTTCCCATGTGGCCATTCCGCAAAACTGAAACCCGCATCGCTACCTCGGATCCATATTTGGGCGAGTTTCTGGGCGCGCGTTGGACGGCTCGAGCCGACATCGAGAAGGCTTCGGGCCTTGCTGTTGCGCATAGGGCCGTTCAGACGATCGCCGAGAACTTGGCCGCAATGCCTTTGCGCGTCTTCCGCGAAGCTGCGAACGATGACCGGCAAGCCGCTAAAGAACACCCGCTATACGCCGTTCTGCACGATAACTTCAACGATCGGCTTACGGCCTTCGAAGGTCGCGAATGGCTGGCCGCAAGCTTGCTGATCCACGGCAACGGCTACGCCAAGATTGAGAGGAATGGCCGAGGACAGGTTACCGCCCTGCACCCGCTCGTGGCCGGCTCGGTAACGGTCGAGGTGCTGAAATCGGGCCGGTTGCGCTATAAGCACGCATTGCCCGACGGCGGTACAGAAACGCTGCTTCAAGACGAGGTGCTCCATCTGCGCTACAGAACTGCAGACGGCGTGCTAGGCATGAGTCCTATCCAAATCGCAGCATCAACGTTCGGCCTTGCGGTTGCTCAACAGGATCAGGCAGGCGCGGCGGCTGAGAACGCTTTCCGCCCTGCTGGCGCGTTGATTTTTCCCGACAAGCTAGGCGGAGCTGCAGGGAAGGAAAGCGTAATCGCCAGGTTCAGGGAACGTTTTATCGGCGCTCTGAAAGCAAATGAGGTGATGGTACTGGACGGCGGCGCGAAGTTCGAGACCTTCCAATTTTCCGCGAAGGACTCCGAGTTTCTGGAGAGCCGCAAGCTGTCTAACCTCGACATTGCCCGCGTGTTCGGCGTGCCGCCTTCGATCGTCGGCATTACCGATAACAGCACCTACAGCAACGCGGAAGCGGAGAGCCGCGCGCTGGTTATTCGCTGCCTGGCACCGATGGCCAAGCGCATTGAGCAAAGCTTGAATTCGGCCCTGCTATCGCCAGAGGCGCGCAAATCGTTCCTAATCGAGCACGACATGAGCGGGCTCCTCAGAGGTGATCTGGTGACGCGCTATAACGCCTATCGGATCGGTCGTGAAGGCGGCTGGCTAACCGTCAACCAAATCCGCAAGTTCGAGAATATGTCGAACATCGGAACGGAAGGCGACTCCCTCGTCCAGCCGCTCAACTACGGCGCTCTTGGCGGTGCCAACGACAACCGCGCGAAGATTGACGAGGATGCGGCATGACCGGCGCTGGTGATCTGCGGGAAGTCGTCAACTTCCAGTTCTATGAGGAGATCGACGACGGCTATGGGAATGTCTACGGCGACTGGGTAACGGTCTTTTCCGCCCCTGCCCGAATCCAGATCCTTCGCGGCACGGAAACGGTTATGGCGGGCCGCCTTGCCGGCAAGCAGACCGTTGCGCTGACAATCCGCTGGCAAACCGAAGTCGCCACCATGCACAGCGGCTATCGGGCCGTGAATGCCCGCAGCGGCGAGATCTACAACGTCAAAAGCGTTGAACCAGACGAGCGGCGGGCGTTCGTCAATATTCTAGTCGAGTCGGGCGTGGCGACATAAACGCGGGCCGCCTAGTGCGGCCTGCGAGTTATGGCAAGAGGCGAAAAACGCCAAAAAAACTAATGAAAACAAGGTTTATGGCGGAGAAGAAGGGATTCGAACCCTCGATACCGTTCCCGGTATACTCCCTTAGCAGGGGAGCGCCTTCGACCACTCGGCCACCTCTCCGTTGCCGTCTCACTATGGCGACAAATGTTGGAATG